CGTCGGCAGCGTCAGATGTGTATAAGAGACCGCTTCCGCTGTGCCGTCGACCGTCCCGCCCGGCGTATCGAAATAGGGGATAATTCCCACAATGTCCGGATCGTTTTGAGCATCGGCAAAGTCGCGCATGAAAATCTGGCTTGAACAACCGCCGCAGATCTCCATGACCCAGGTCATGCGCTTGGCGATTACGTCATGCACAGGAATCACCGCGACATTGTCGATCACCATGTAACTGCCCCGGCTTTCGCTTTGCCGGCCTTCCGAGGCCGACATCAACACCGAAGCCGTTAACGGATCACGCTTTTGAATCTCAAGCCCTTTGATATCGATCTTCTCGCCCTTGAGATGGCGCTTATAGATGTCCTGAATCTCACGATGGGTTTCAGACAGAATGGCCCAGGGGCCGTTGACAATATCGATCAGTCTCATCATTGCTCCTATTGCTCCGGCTGGGTCGCCATCCGCGCCAAATCAAACCCAGGCATATCGGCCATGGTCAGGTTCAGATCCCTCATGGCCTTACGTTCCTTGGCGATCTGTTGCAGCTCTTCCTGCCAGTCTTTACCCTGCTCCGCATACCAGTCCGCCAGCGTCAGCATGTTGGAAACAATCCCTTCCTTGCTGGAGGCGAATTCCTTAACCGGATCAACCTGCCCGCGTTTGGGCGGGGTCCAGGTGGCGTTAGTCCAAAGGTGACGGGCCTTGTAAAAATCGGGAGCCCCGGAAGGCAGCCGGATCAGGCCCATAAGCCAGGCTTCTTCGAACACCATCTGCCAGACCGGCTGGCAAAAATGATTGACCAGCCAGGTCTGATAAAACTGGAACAGCCGCCACGCTTCCAGCAGCGCCGCACGGGCAGAGCTGTAATTGGTTTTGCTGAAGTCCTTGGCCACAACTTCATAAGGCAGGCCGCAAGCCGCGCCCATGGCACGGAGCAAGGTTTCGACAAAGGCGGGGAACGAATTATTAGGCCGATCGCTTTTGAGGATATGTGGTTTCTGACTGCTATTCCCGTAAAACACCTGACCGGGATGAACCTCTTTCATGCGCTGAGACTGCCCGGAATTGGAAACCGTATTGGTGGTTTCCCCCGTGAATCCTTCCGGGGATTCGTTGTCCGGGGTTTCAATAAAAACGGGGAAGGAGCTTGCCAGGATGGCGCCGATCACTTCAAAATCCATGTAATCGTCATAGTCCCGAAACAGCTTAATGACCGGGGCCAGGGCGGAAACGCCCCGGATCTGTTCCGGGTCCTTGCGAATAAAGCCGTGGAAAATTTCCGGCAGATGCCCCCGGCGGGCTCTGATTTCGCGGAATTGATGACTGGATAAATTGACGGTTAACTGGCCGTCGTCAGGATCGGCAATGAAGTAAGATAATCTTTCTCCATGACCGCCCAGACGGATACCGTCACGGATATTCTTTTCACTGGTGAAGTTATGCGGGGTGCGCAACCGGCGCGGGTCCAGGACCTGAATCGCCAGGGAGAAAATCCGGTTCGGATCGTTCAGGCGAACCGGCAGGTTGACATACTCCCCACGGCCGACCATGTTGCGCACGGTCAAATATTGCAGGTCTGAAAAGTGATCCGCCCCTTCCGCGTCGGCCTCGCGCGACCATTGCCAAAAGGCCCACTCGGCCTGTTCGGCAACTTCGGCGGCTTGCTCTTCGCTGATGCCCAGCATTTTAAAGGGAGGTTTGCTTTGTGGCAGCAGCCCAGGACCGCCCACGGTGGAAAGAGCGGTTGAATCGACAATACTGGCGGCATGGGCGTTGTTGGCGATCAGATCTTCAGCGCGGTCCGAGATATCGATCCGTTCGCGGGCTTCGGAATACTTATTGAGTCGACGGACAAACCAGTTGCCAAGACTCCCCTTGCGGGTGGCACCTTTGCGCGAAACGCTGCCGGCCATGAAGTTAAGGGCGGTTCTGGCTTTGGCACGCCGCAAGGCCCGTTCGGGTGCAAACACGCCGATAGCGCGGTCAAGCGCGTTGGTCTTGAGCAGGGCTTGGCGCCTCATCGCGCCACCCGCCCGACAACGATCACCGCCGCCCGTTTCCCTAACAGACGCGATTTTTCCTTATCCAGCCAATCCAGGGTTTTGCGGATTTCCGGCAGGTCGGCGCGGGTCATGCGCTGGCCGTCAATCCAGACTTCCTGGCCTTTGGACACCTTTTTAAAGGCCGCCCGGTAATCGGCGATATCTTCTTCGAGTTCTGTGAGGGAGTTATAAATAGACATGCCGCGATGCTGTCACAGCAGTCGCGGCATGTCATGGACGTAGATGACAGAGATTACATGAATGACATTTTTTCTTTCTCATATATAATCTTAAAAGAAAAATGCTTTTTTACTTTAAAAGAGGATAAAATTCATAGGAATAAGAATCTATTCAAAAACAAGTGGAGAAGTATTAATCAAAATGAGGAAAAATATAAATAATTTATTTTTAAAAAAATATTCAATAAAATCAAGTTCTACTTTAATAGATATGGCAATATATAATTATTTAGGATAAAAAGATACACCCTAAATTCTACTATTATATCGTCATTACATCCAAGTATTAGAGCTTTAGTAACAGATTCTTCAGCTTTTAAATATTCTAAGCATTTGATATGAGCATGAGACTTTAATAACCATATGTCTGATTCACTAGAATTAATTTCTAAAAACTTATCAAATGCGTCAATAGCTTGTTTAAAATCTCCATTTTCATAATAACAAATTCCTGACAAATGCCACATGTCAGGGTCATTAGGTTTTAATTCAGCTGCTTCAAAACAAGCCTTTCCTGCTTTCCCCAGACATCCAAGTTTATAATAGCTTATGCCTAAGTAATACCACATATTTCCATCATTAGGTTCAATGTCAGTAATAAGTTTAAATAAATATGAAGATCTATTATAATTTTCAACAACAAAATCCATCAACGCAAATGACTTAAAAACATTTAAAAAAACACCATGAAATTTTTTATCTTTAGAGTAGGCATAAATGAAATCACATTGAATATTTAAATAAGGAAAATCTACAAAACATCTAGATAAAAAAGCAACAAAACTACTTAAATTTATTTCACATACAATATTTATTATCTTTATCAACCTATTCAATCCGCTACTAAAAAAATTTTTATCCTTGCATTCTAATATTTTTAAAACAATAAATTCTCCAAAAACATCCGGCTCTATTTTAATATCATAATTACCCGTCACCATCACAGAATTTTCCCTTATTTCATACCCATCCAGATCGATTTCTCCAAGTAATTTTACAATCCCATCATACTCATTTATATTTTTCGGACTGATCCCATTACATATTGTTGCTATAGAAGTCAACAACCTGACATTATTATATAATTTCTCATCACAAATTTTTTGTTTCCATATTCTCATTTCATGATTATATACAAAGTCAAGTAGGCATTCTTGGTCCCATAACCGTACCTTGTTATACCCATGTGTGAAACAGGCGGCAACAGCCATACCAATAAATAAAGGCAACCCTCCATTACTCAATTGATCTATGGATTTCCAGAAATCCTCATCCGCTCCACTCAGGTCAATTTGACCGTCAGAAAAACTGTCAAAGGCCTTTCGTTGATCATCAAAAGTCAAACCATTTATGCTTAATGGCACTCCTTCATTAAAAAGAGTTTTTAAACGCATTGCTTTTTCGTTACTACCTTTCGGAGCAACTACATTCCACCATTTCGCGCCCTCTGCTAAACGCTCTATCAGCAATACACGAACCGGGACCTCAAACTGGCCATCTACCCTTTCCTCCCTACTAGAAAGTTCTGTTAAAAGTTCAGCAATAAGTTGAAAATGAGTCTCCGCATAATCAATAACAAAAAAAGTTGGCCTATCGGGGGACCAACCTATAAATTGAAATGTTTTCAGGGTCTCTTCGTTTAGAAATCCCCAATGCCAGCACTCCGGCAAACCTCTCATCATTTCTAGAGCTAAACGTGACTTACCCACACCTCCTGGGCCAGTAATTAACCACCATTGGAAAAATGGCTTACAAAATAAAAATTTTTTTAATTGCTCTATTTCATATTGACGCCCAAAAAGAGTTGATACCGCCTGAGGATATTTTAACCAATCTGTTGAAAAAACAGCTTTAACCTCAACCGCATCACGACGCTCTAAAAATAAAAGTTGTTTTTGTTTAACTAGATCTCGAATCTCATTTGAAAGATCTTTAATTCCTGACAATGATGACAACAAAGAGACTAATCCTTGTTGATAACTATTTAATTGATTCCAAAGTTCAGTATCTTCAAGGATATTTTTAGCTTTACCTGGTTCAAATATAGATTGTTCTAGAAGCTTTCTAGATTTTACTAACTGAGCTTTTGCCTCACTATTTTTAAGAACTCGTGTATGCAAAAGAACAATGAGATCAGATGTCAACCAACGATAGCAAACAAATTTTTTCCTGAAGCACTTATTTAACTGGCTCAATCCTTCAGAACCGAGCTTCTGTAATGCATTCCCGGCACGACTTAAAACCCAAGGCGCTATTTTATTTATAAGAAGCCTAGCAATAGGCTTCGGCAAAGATAAATCTTCATGACACCATTTGACTAATTTTTCAATATTTTCTTTCGATGCAAAAAATTCTGAAAAATCTGCCAAAATAGCTAAATTTTCTTCAAGATCCCCATGAGACAGCATGCTTTTCCCCGATTGCTTTAGAAGAATTCTAATAATACAACCAGCCAAAGGGCAACACAGTAAATGTCCTCCAAAATACTGCCAACTTACAAACACTTAATAAAATCTGAGCCCTGAAGCCCTTTGCATGTTATGTATTTCTTTGTTATCTAAAAATAATAGCTGGATATCAACAAAATGATTCTCTCGACATCATTTTAATCTAGTTTTTCATACATCCCGTCCCAGCTATTTTTTCTCAAATACTTCTCAATTGAATCAACATAAATTCTCAGTCCTCTGCTGTTGCCTATGAAAAAACCATCGATATCTCCACGATGAAACAGATTATAAACGTGATTACGCGAGGGCGGATTATCGTGACACAGCAGCTCTCTGGCCTGCTGGACATTACAGGTTGGGCGACGGTCGCCTTGGGCATAGGGAATCGGGGTGCGGTGCGTCATGGGTCAACTCCTCCAGCTGGGCCGGTTGCGTGATCCGACCGGGGATGATTGGTTTCTTTGATTATTCGTTTGCATTGGCTTTTCGTCGGGCTCATCCGCCTGAACAATCGGCTGCAGCTTGGCCGCCAGAGCCTCCCAGTTGGGGTTCAGGTAGCACAGCACCGCATATCCATAAACATCAAGGTCAAGCTCTTCGTTGCGGACGTTGCCGGCCTTTTTAACCCAGAAACGTTTTTTCCGGCCGTACTTGTCACGCTGGTCAACCGGCTTTTCGCTGGTGAGCTGCTTGACCCGCTCATAGTCCATATCGAGCCCCAGGTGCATAAAGCCGGGGCCGTGTTCTTCGTTTTTCATCCGCGCGAAAATATCGTTTTTGGCGATCACGGTATTGATAATCAGCAACGGAATCTGGCGGCGCTGCTTTTTGCTCGGCTGGCTCCAGCGCACCAGGGGGGCGTAGGTATCCGACGCGCCTTTGATGCCGTAAAACCGTCTGATCAGGCGTTTCTTTAAATATTTGTAGGCTTCCTGGGTGTTATGCCCACCGGTATCAACCCCGGCAGCGGCGACCTTGATACGGTGGCCGGATTCATGCAGCCATTCGCGTTCCAGGTATTCGTCAAGCATGTCCCAGACCTCCGGTTCTGACGGTGACCCGGGGATAATATGCAGGTCGATCCGCCAGTTTTCATAGCCTGGGCCGTAGGCAATGACCTTGACTTCAAGGCGGTTGTCCTGCTGGTCGACAGACGCGATCAGGATGCAGGCTTCCTGCGGGACTTGCCACTGTGCGCCATCCGGCCACCACTGGTGGCGGCGGGAATACAGCACATCGGTTGCAGTGAGTTCTTCTTCAGTAATACCGCCAAAACTGAGGCCCCCCCAGTTGTTGTACCAGGCCTGCAGGGCTTCGTGCTTATTCTGGGCTTCCAGCCATTCGGCAACGCAATCGGACAGGCTGCGGAACGGAGTGACCCAGGCGGGGACATGGACCCCGACGGCATAGGGGAATTCGATATCGTCGTGGCGCGGCCGCAGTTCGGCATGAATAAGGGCCCGATCCCGCTCATAGTCGGTCCATTGGCTTTGGCAGTGTGCGCATTCATAGGTTGCCAGCCGCTCCCGACGGATCCGGCGCGGGTCGCCTTCGATATCGCCGTCGATGGTATGCTGGCCAGGGTAGCGGAACTGCTCGAACACCATGGGCTGATAGGTGCCGCATTCCGGGCAGGGAACATGGACATCATAAATGACATCGCATTCTTCCAGGGCGGTATCCACCGGGCAGCCTTCGTCGGTGGGGGCACCGTACTTGATGACCTTTTTGCCGAATTTTTCATATGTGGCCGTGCGGACTTCGGCTTCTTTGATATTGACGACGTTTTTATATTTGCCAATCTCATCGAGCAGCACCCAGCGGTAGGCGTCGGAAGCAAGCGACACCTGTGAGGTGGCCCAGCCGATTTCGATACTGGCCCCGGTAGTGAGCTTGTAACTGTAGATGCTGGAATCATCCGGGTTGCTACTGATGATCTCGCGCAAGCTGGGCGAATCTTCCAGCATGGTCTTGATCCGCGTCTTGCTATGCTTCTTGACACTTTTTTCATCGGCCAGGACCACCAGGGCGGCATCACTACCGTTGGAATAGTCGATTTCCCGGCCAAGGAAACTGTAAACAGCATCGGATATTCCGGTCTGTGATCCTTTGCCGACGACGCCGACGCGCACATGAGGCTGGGCGAACAGGTCCATAATGAGCGCCCCGACGGGGCTGTTCTTGTTCTGCCACGGCCCGGACTTGGCCCCGCGCCGGATATAGCGCTGGGGCTTGTGCTGACCGGGAACGCCTTCGGACCACAATGACGGAGGCAGCTTTTTGCGCTTTTTCAAGATGCGGCGTTCGGCCTGTCGCAGGGGGTATGTGATTGCCGGTTCACCCATTTAAGCGCCCTCAAATTCATCAAAAATATCCGCCAGCATGTCCATGTCCTGCTCAAGCCAGCCCGGTTGCCGAGCGATAATCGCCGCCCGTAAATTGCCGTCATCGATCAGTTTGAGGATATCGGCTAGGATCCCCTGCAGGCGATCCGGTGCCGAGGTTTCCAGGTGCTGGCGGAACCCGGACAGAATAGCGGCGTCGCGTTGCTCTTCGGTTTCACGATCGATGAGCTTGCCCAGCTTGATCTTGTTTTCGATCTCGACCTTATCGGCCTGCCCTTTAACCAGCCGATCGCGGTCACTGGTGGGATCGGCGACGATCTTCTGCAGGTGGTTCTTGGCGTAGCGCTCCAGGTCGATCAGGCGGATCGACTTCACCTTGCCAGTGCGGTTCTTCTCCGCCGGCAGCTTGCCTTCCTGAATATGGTTGCGCACACTGCGGTCTGTAATGTCGTAGCCTTCCTGTTTTAGCCAGGCATGGGCGGCGGCAATCGAGGTAAAAACAATTCCATCAGCCATTAAACAGACTCCCTTGCTCGACTTCACCACCGAACTCACTGGCAACATCGACCGGCAGTGTTTCTTCCAGCAGATCGGGCCGGGTGTCTTTAAGCCGGGAAACAGCGTTGCCAAACAGGACGGCCGGTCCTTTGCGTTTCATCCGTTCAAGCCAGTGTTCGGTGCCGCAGAAGTAACAGAGCTTGCCGTCAAGTTCGAACTCGGCGACGACTTCCTGGCCGTCCAGGTCCATCAACATCCGGCCAAGAGTTTTTCCGGAATATTCGGATATGGCCAGGTGTTGCCACTGCCCCTGTTCATTTCTGCGCTTGATACTGAATTTGACCATTGTCATTCCCCTGTTTCATCAGAACGGATCGTAATTGTCATAAGCCGCTTCTTTGATGCGGTGCGCTTTTCGATCGCTGCCCCTGGCGACGTTTTTTGCACAAATATCATTGTAGGGTTCGAGTGATCTGAACTTGAGATACTTGGCTTCCATTTCGGCCTTGAATTTAAGATTCGATTCTCCGCTGCGGTTTTTCATCAACTTGACGATGATTTCTTTCAAATCGTTGCACTGAATGCCGAGCATATAGTCGGCACTGGCTTCGACGGCCCCGCTGCCTTTGGCGCTCCAGGTTTCTATTTCCCCGTCCCTGGCACTGGCCCGATTGATCTGGGCCAGGATGACAACCGGCATATTCAACCGCTTGGCCATGATCTTCGATTGTTCGGCACAATGGCTGATCCGTTCATATTCGGACTTGGCACCGTCGGCAGCCATAAGCCCCAGATAGTCAATTCCGACGCAACCGACCTGGCCATGTTCGGCTTTTGCCAGGCGGGCGTAATGTTCGACTTGCTCAATGGTCAGGGCCGGCTTTTGGCAGGTCAGCAGGTTGCTGATTCCCAGCCGATCCAGCTCGCTGATGGTTTGTTCCTGATAGCCGGGTTTCTTGCCGTCATACCCGGACTCGATGAAATAGGTCGATTGTTCCAGGCCGATCTGGACAGTACGCTGGTAAACCAGGTTAGCTGGCATTTCCATGGAGTAGAACAGGCTCTTTTTCCCGGTCTTGTGAGCCGAGTTGATGAGGATATTCTGCAAAAATGCCGATTTGAATGTGCCGCTGTAACCGATGATCATCATGACTTCGCCAGGAGCAACCCCGCCGAGGATCACGTCAAGAGCGGGGAACCCGGTATTGAAGCAAAGCGTGTCGCGGCTTTTTATGAAGCGTTCATATTCGGCTGCCATGTCGGCGGTCGTGAGCCATATTTTTTCATTTTGTCCGGCTTGCCCGACCTGCTGCAGCGCACCGAAGGCGTTTGATATCAACAGGTCCGGATCTTCTGCGGTGTAAGCTTGACTGAGGATATCCCGCGCAGCGGAAATGATCTGCCGGCTTTTGCTTTTGGTGGTGACGATACGGGCGTAATAGCCGATATTCGCGGCGGTCGGTGTGTAGTCCATCAGCGATGCCAGATAGCTAGCGCCGCCGACCTTGTCATAATCACTGGCCCGCTGCAGGGCATCGGACAGGGTGACCAGATCGGGTTCGATCCCTTGTGACATCATCCCTTGCAATGCCCGGAAAATCTTCTTATGCTTGCCAACATAAAAATCATCGGCCTGCAGATTGATCTTGTGAAAACTACCTGGCTCAAGCAGGATTGCTCCAAGGATTGACATTTCGGCATCGACGCTGTGAGGTATCGGATTATCGGTCACCGCTCAGCTCCACTCAAAAAGGAATATCGTCAGAACCGAAGCCCTGCGGCATGGATTGTTGTTGCGGCTGGTAGCTATTCTTGCTTTCGTTGTTCCCATCAGCACTGCCAAGCATTTTCATCTGATCGGCGACGATCTCGGTGATATAGCGCTTGTTTCCGTCCCGATCATCATAGCTGCGGTTCTGAATCTTCCCTTCGATATAGACCTGCTTTCCCTTGTGCAGGTACTTTCCACAGATTTCTGCCAGACCGCGCCATGCCACGATGTTATGCCAGGTGGTGAGCTGTTGTTTCTGGCCATGCTGGTCTTTGTAGGTTTCGTCGGTTGCAATCGAAAAGGTTGCAACGGCCACTCCGGATGGCGTGTAGCGCAGTTCTGGATCCTTACCCAGCCTGCCGACTAAGATTGCCTTGTTGATGCTCATTGGTTGCTCTCCATGGCTGAAAGTCCTTGAGTCGTGGTGTGTTGTCGAAATCTGGCAGCAAACCCGCCTCGGTAAATTTATCGATCAGCTCATCGTCGCATCGGCTGACCTCGTTGATCTGACACAGCAAACCGCCAAGGGTCGGCGATCCCCTTGGGAACCGCCGCGCCGGAGGCAGGCTCAGGTAGACGCAGGCCCTGGTGACAGCATCGCCAAGGCCGATCATGTCGAGGATTCGTTTTAGCTGCCCGGCGTCCTTTTTGGTGTAGGCATACTTTTCGCCGATCAGTTGCAAATAGGCATGCGTCCACCAGGCCGTGAACCAGGAATGATCGCTCAGCGGCTTTTTGGTCTTCGGCTTTTTCTCACTCACTGGCTGCGCCGAAGGTGCCGGCGGTGTTCTATGATGGTTATATGGTGGTTCGGGTGCAGCATGGGTTGCACCCCTGCCCTGCAACATGGGTTGCACCCCAGGGGTGCAAGATCTGCAGGGGTCAATTCTCCCCTCTTGATAAATTTTCTCCGTGTTCAGGGTGTAGCAATTTGATTTTCGCCCGCCGTTTTCCTCGATCCACAACCATCCTGATTCAGACAGCCGCTTGATATACTTATCGACCGTGCGCTTGCTGACCCGGCTTCGCCTGGACAATGTATCCTTACTTGGCCAGCAGCGGCCCCGCTCATCGGCGTAATCGGCCAAGGCCAGCAACAGCAGGGTTTCCGTCGGCGGCAGATTGGTATCGAGAATGAAACCTCCCAGTTTGTAACTCATAACCAACCCCTAATTTCCAAGGCGATTCCGCCAGTTGTAGACGGATTGTTTTGAGCATCCAGTGACTTGTGCAATCTCCGGAACCGGGAAATCCCAGTACGACATAAGCAGAATCAAAACCAATTGAGTGTCGGTGATCGTCGACCCCTCAAGGATTGTTCCCGTCCTGGCCGAGGATTGAACGCCGCATCGGCACACGATCGCTTTCCCGTCCAACAGACGCCGCACGCGGTGATCATCAAGGATTGTTCCGCAGGATGGACAACGGGGAGATTCGCCCCGCGTTGCCCGCAGTACATATTCCCGGCAGGCGGAGTCATCCAGCAGACCAGGGCCGAATGATTGGCCAACGCCTTCCGGGTTCAATTGATTCAGTTCCATAGATCCTCTCAAAATTGACATTCTGAAAAATTGAAACCCAAAAATACTTAATTCGTAGTCAGTTATTGCGCGCTCGCCCGCCCGCAATGGGCCAGACGCCAGGAAGGACCCGCGCGATCATGCAAGCCCGGCCTGTTGCAGTCGCCACTCCACTTCATGGGCAAATGTTTTCTCGATGAACTCCATCATGTCCTCTTCGAAACGGTCTGCCGTCTCATGGCTTTCGAACATGCTGGCAGGAGAGATCACCGCCTTCTCGTCGATCGGATAGCGCTTCTTGCTTGTCCGTCTCAGCACCATCATGTGACCGGATCCGGCCGCCTGCATGAACGCATTGGTCAGCCGGGTTCGCTTCCCTTTCAGTACGGTCACCTGCACACCCTGGAATTTTGAGCGATACTTATTTGTCCGGCCAACCGTCCGCGAAATAACCCGTCGGCCTGAATACTGCTTTGCTCCGAAATAGCTGAGCGAAAGCGATACACCCTTGACGGTCATTTCAAACGATTCATAAATCTTGCTGCGGCTGCCCGCTTTAATCTTCAGCTTTCCGTCCAGGTGCTTTTTCTGGATGTTCCACTTCTCGCGGATCAATCCGCTCATCATGGTCCGAGCCCTGCGCCGGGCCTTGGCCATGGTGCTGTAGATCGCTTTTTCGATAATCCCCCTGGTATCATCACAGGCTGAATCAATCGCATCTGCGAACACATCAACGTCAAACCAGATCAGTTCATCCCTGCTGGCCATGATCAATCCTTTTTTGCTCGCCTGAACGAGGGGCGCGCGGGGAGCGCGAGACATCAAAGACACCTTCGACGCCCCTCTCCCATCGGGGCCGATGGTCTTGGCAGTCTGGATGCGGCCAATCGTTAGCCCAGGCCATGACAACAGCTTGGTGGTGAGAAGAAAAACGGCGGCAGGAAACGCTCTGCTGGCAGGAAGGACACTCGATATAGATCACCGCGCCCTCCCCTGATCGTCCTGCCGCTGCTTCCTGAGAGCATCGGTAATCGATGGATGAACAGCCGGACCGTTCAGGTTAATCCGGTGATACCCGTCATAAAGCTGGAGCTTCCCGCCCTCCTCGATCACAAGCCATGGCCGCCCGGTCACCGCGTTAGTCCCGTTGTTCCACAGCTCCTTGCTTTCCAGCCAACTGACCACCACAAAGCCGACCAGAACCACCAGAAACAAAAGGACAATCCCCTGGACAACCCCTTGCATCACAACCACCCCGCAAGGATCTGGCCGATCAGAAGCAATACAACCTCCCAGGCCAGGGAATGAGAAAGCCGGTCAAGCATCACTGGCGTCATCTCCGGGCTCATATATCTCAAGTCTAAGCCTGTCAATTTCACTGATTCTTGCCTCCGCCTCAGCCCTATTCTTATTTAGAGCCTCTTCGATAGCTTCGATTTCAGTGTTTCCATGCCCCTGAATCAACCCGCCTGGAAACCCCTCAAGGACAGCATGAAAGGGCCTCCTATTCCGTATTTGGACTTGATCGATGTAACCAATCTTTTTGCCTGCCACATAGACAGAACGGGTCGAGACAACCTTCTTCTCTTTTTCTTGATCGACAAACGTCACATTCATCTCACACCTCTCAAAAAAGCGGCCGGGAGGTCAGGAGGCTAACCAACCCGGCCGCAATCCACTGCCTGCTGTCAGTGGTAAATTTGCCGGTCGAGGATCGCGGAGGGGGGAACAACCCTCGACCGGCGCGGCACTATTGCCGCAACTCTTGCGCCCCTTGCCGCTCCTGCTCCCGCTTTTTAGCTGCGATCCGCTCAGCCAGAATCGGCTTCATCTGCAAAATGAACTCACCTGCAGGCCGGAAAGCATCGATCTGCTCCTGGGTAAAGTAAGAGCTGGCCGGACGCTTGCTCATTTTGTTTCACGGTCCCAATCAACCAGCCGTGCAAACGCCGCCATCTCCGCCAAAGCCTCATGCAGCTCCTTACCGATCTTCCGGCGCTCGCTATTGCTCAACACATCATCCTCAAGCGCATCAGCCGCAGCCGCAAAAGCCTCCCCCGCCTCTTTCACCGCACGGCATAGCTGCTTACTGTATTCAAGCGTATTCACCTGATGCCGAACCGGCGGCAGGAACAAACCACCAAAGCGATGCGCCAGATAATAGATCGGAGCAAAAGCCTCAGTCGGTTTGCGGTCCTGGCTCAAAGCCACCTCCACAACCATCTCCAACCGATCCAACGGATTCAAAGCCCCGCTATCCGTAAAATCAGTCGATGGCTCACACCACTTGCTCACCAAACTGCTCGACCGGCCCAGACGCTTCGCCACCTTCACCGCATCCGTACCAACCGCCAGCCTCATCGCATCAAAAGATTCCATTTCCCGCTCCATCCTGTAATAGCTTTCCAAGTCAATCCGCCCTACCCTGCAGCCATGAACTCATCAGCCATTCATCACCGCATCCAGCTCATCGTCAGAAGGCCAAAAGCCATCCCGCTGCAGATGCTCCCGAATCCGGACCGACTCCCCCTTGCCGCGAACCGTCCCTCGCTTGCCGTAGATCGTCTTGAAAACCGTATCCGGCTTATGACCGTTCTCTTTGGCCCAATCGGTGACCGTCGTTCCCCGCAGCTTCATGCGGAAAATAATGAAATCAATCCTCTTTGCCATTGCTCAAGATCCTTTAATTTGATAAAAATGTCCTTATTGCAGGACATCCAAGTTGTGTGTATTCCACAAACAAAGTGTTTATCCCTTGAACCAGGTCCTCGTATGAGCGAACGTGAGTCCATCATCGGCCTTGATGATCTTGAAAAACTCGCCCAAGAAGCCCATCGGACCCCTTTCTATCAGTGGATACGACAACAAATCACACTCTCTTCAGGTGCTCTAACGGCACTGGTTGCGCTACAAAACAGTTTTGTTCCAAAAAATCCCTTGGGTTTATGGCTATTAAAGCTATCCCTTCTGGGACTTGCTCTTTGCATAATTCTGGGAGTGGTTGTCCTACGCAGTGAATGGCGAACACCTTTGGTGGCTGCACAAACAGTCCGGGAGATGCGTCGTCAATTTGGAGATACCGAAACGGCCAGGAGAATTTCGAACAATTCCCTAGTTTCTCCAGGAAAACTGCATAGATACTCTGCTGCAGCTCTGCCTTGGATTTTCTCTGGCTCCCTTGGCCTGCTGATGATATTTGCAGTGCTAAATCTATAAGCCCAAGATCCCGAGGCGAAAGAACAACCCGGCTTTCGAGTTCAGGAAAACAAAACGTTCCAGGTTGAGTGTCGTTATATTTACCCATGGTTCCCTCTTAACTAGATTTCTAGTTGGAGCGAGTCGCTATGTTAGGACAAGAAATATTCAGGAGATCGCATGACCAAGCCCAAAACCATAACGGCAAAAATCTTCAAATCTCAGATCTGTGATCTCCCTGACGATGCCGAAATCTACTTTGGCCATGGCGACCTATCCTTTTTGCAAGTCAAAAGCAGAAGCAACAATCTGTTCCAGGTAGAGTTCAACGAGCTCTACGAGCTAGAAGACGAATAAGCACCATCGTTCGCCTTGCGTGGAACCTTACGCCCCAGGGCCAGGTCTTCGATCATATGCAGGGCAACGTTAATGTCCTTCGCGTAATAGGACTCAAGCATCGTCGACCCGTAGTGCTTCGGAGCACAAATAGTGACCGTGTAGCCGTCACCTTCGAGGAAAAGCTGCAGCTCGATTTTGCAGTCCTCACGGGGAAAATCGTCGGTGTAATAAATTTGTGGAAGCTTTGACATGGTTCCCTCTTAACTAGATTTCTAGTTGGAGTGAGTCGCTGTGTTAGGACAAGAAATAATACGAGTTCGTTTTATTGTCAAACGGAAAAATACGATTTGGATACGAATTTATTTAAAACACTAGCTGGGCGAGTAAAATATCTTATTGATTCCAATAATTTATCAGTTACTGCTGCAGCAAAAAAATGTGGTATCCCCCAGCCAAGACTAAACGATATCGTCTTGGGCAACACATTAAACCCTCACGCCAAGACGATATCCAGACTTGCTGAGGGTTTCGGCGTGAGCGAAGGATGGCTTGGAAGCGGTAAGGGAGAAATGCAGCCAGCTGGCGCAGGCGAATCAACATCATTAAACCTGCAATTAGTGCGTGATGTCGTTTCAGCCGTTGCCGAACATCTCCAGAAGGAAGAAACCGAACTCGACCCGGACACCCTGGCCGATCTGGTTGTGACGCTTTACGAGGAATTTTCGGAGACGGAAGAGAAGAAGGTAAATAAACGAACTGTGGCCAGGATGATTAAACTGGCACGTTGAGACAGTTCAATGAAAGGAGTGTCTTTAGGCCGATAGGGGGAGATGGTGAGGGAGTTATGACCCCTGTGACGCTTGTTTTCTCCATAGTCCTTCAGCTTATCTTGTTGCGTTATTTTAGCTTCAGTGTGATGCCTACGGATCACGCCAACATTAAGGAGGTCTCTATGAAAAAAACATTAACTGATCGAATTCGTATTTTTTTAAGCACAGCGCTCGAAACAATATGGGCTATCGGAGTCGGCAGCGTTGTTTCACACCTATCGACCTAAGTACACTGCTTTATCTTAAAAACCGCTAAACCAAAGATCGGACGACTACAAAATTGAGGGGATAATCCGTATGGGTGAGTATAATGTTTTCATCAGTTGGTCTGGAGAACCAAGCAAGCTCTTTGCTCAATTTTTAAAAATATGGCTTCCGTCTGTTATTAATGCAGCTGTTCCATTTTGCTCTCCTGACATAGACAAAGGAAAAAGATGGTCTATTGAAATTAAAAATTCTCTTTCAAATTGTAATTTTGGAATATTTTGTCTCACAAATACCAATATGCTAGAGCCTTGGTTGCTCTTCGAGGCGGGAGCAATTTCGAAATTGAAAGAAGGCCATGTCGCCTGTATTCTTCTAAGCGAAGCAATGAAAGCAACAGAGGTATCCGGACCATTATCACAATTTCAACATACCGTACCCAATAAAGAGGAGATTCTTTCACTTCTTAAATCCATCCGCAATGCTATATACGCAGATATATCTGATGAAATATTAATAACTTCATTTAACAGAGCGTGGCCCGAATTTATAGAAACAATTGAAAAATGCAAAAATTTCCCTAAAAGCAATTCAGAAGAAACGCCACGGTCAACTGAGGATAAAATTGATGAAGTTTTGAGTATTTGCAGGTCATTATCATCTAAGCTTCAAGAAGAATTTGATAAAAACCATCGGGATAGCCAGCTTGTTTTAGATAGCAAACCATTCCATATGAAACGGAAAAATTTCAAATAACAACCAGAACCTTAATCACTTTGCAGTAAAGTAAATTATGCCAAATAACATCACAGATATAGAAACAACAAAAACAAAAGTTGCCCGACTCCTCGCCAAAGCGAAGCCGAAAACAAAAACAAACTCCTACCCGGCCCTATGGACAATTCTCGGTATCTCCCTGATCGGCACCATGCTGCCAGTCAAAGCCGTGGTCACGTTCTTTTCCTTGACCGCAGTCACCACGTTCATAGTGGCCTTGGCGCTTGTTTGGAAAAAGCAGCTTCGTTTCAGCAAAAAAGCCACAGGGCTCCTGCTGTCCCTATTTGTCACCTCAGTCTTCACCGGTTGCTCACCAGCAATCTTTTCCCAAACCAACCCGGAAATGATCCGCCTTATCCATGACCGTGACTATAAATATTTCAGCATGCAGCACTATGGCGTCTTCGGCCTGGGCTTGGACGACCTTACAATTGAAAACGCTCAATTCGAAGGAAATATTGAGACAGTCTACGTCGCAAAAATCGAACAAGGCTACGGCATAATAAGCGTTTCCCGGATCACAGTTGCGGGAGAATAAAATTTCCAAGGGGGGAAAATGCAATTCTTCAAAACACTTCTTATCGGACTACTTTTTATCATCCTTGCCAGTTGCGGCGATCCAAAACCAGTTGTCCATACCAGCATACCAACCACAGCAACCGTTGGTGAGCAGGTCAAACTTGATGCAAGGGATACTGAGCTAGACCGCACATCAGACTACAACTGGACTATTGACAGCGCCCCCCTTGGCAGCGAAGCAACGATTGAAAATTCAAAGTCCAAGGTCGCGACCATCACCCCTGACAAACCAGGCCGCTATGTCATCACAGTCACAGTCAGCAACGATAGATGGAGCGATTCCCAAACAATAACTTTGACAGTCACTCAAGCAGGCAGTGGTTCAGAAAAGTATCAGGTGACCAAACTTGAAACGACCCTCGCCTTTCCTGATGGAATCACAACTGTTGGCGATGTCTGTTTTAACGAAGAAGACCAAACCCTCATTATGCTTGCCGGGGATGATACAGCCCTGAGTGAATGGCTTGAAGTTGACCCTGAGACAGGAGACGTTCTGTCCAGGACCCCCAACAACCAAACCGACATCAACAGCGGCAGTGAAATCGCTTGTGTCGGTTCAGTGATCTGGGCAACAAGCGATGACTATATCTATAAAATAAACCTGTCCACAGGGGCAACTTTGGCGCGGATCGGCTGCCCAACAACCAGCACTGGCTATTGTGAGGGCCTCGCCTGGGACGGTATCAATCTTTGGAGTGGAGCATCAGACGGAACAGACCTGTCCAGCTTCGACACAGCAGGAAATATTATTGATACAATTCCCGACCTTTGGCAAACTGCTAACTCAACTTTTGACCTCGACTGGGACAGCACATCAGACGTACTTATAGCCATCAAAAACGGCTATCCGAATATTGTCGACACAGCCGATAAGAGCCTCCTCAACGAAGCAACGACCAACATCGGGCATAGAGGCGGTTGGTCTGGCAATAGCAATATCTTCTGGACCCCGAACAACTCAACCCAACAGCTGGAAATGTACTATATCCAGCTATAGCCAGTTGCCCACCTGGACCACCCGACAGCCTCGAGATCCCCTCCAGTGGTCATGTGGTTCGGGTGGGCTCAATATCAACATAATGTGCTGGAATTACTAGACACACAATATAGTGTAGCTTAAATTTTTTAATGACCAGATTACAGATATGGACACATTAAAATGATTGACAACAGTGTGCAACTATCAGATAGTTGCACACTATAACCGGTTAGGTATAATATGACCAAAAGGGATAAACAACTAGCAAAACTCCTTTCAAAGCCTGCCACCTTTAAATGGAGGGAATTATGCGGTGTTCTTTCTGGACTTGGTTTCTCGCAGTTAGAAGGAAGCGGATCAAGGGTAAAGTTTTACCATAAAGAAACGAGCATAATTATTAACCTTCACAATCCGCACCCTGAAAATACGGTTCCAGAGTATGCTATCAGGCGGGTCGCGGAAACACTTATTAGAATGGGGTACAAATCATGAAAGACGTTTTGAAATACAAAGACTTCTGGGGGTCAGTTGAGGTCAACATTTCAGATGGCGTTATCCATGGGAAAATTCTTCATATTAACGATCTAGTTACTTACGAAGCAAAGACAGTCGATCAAATTGAAGAAGAATTCAAGGCTGCAGTAGATGATTATCTTGAAACTTGCGAACAAGTTGGAAAAGCACCAAACAAACCTTTTAGCGGAACATTCAATATTAGGATTGGACCGGAAAGGCATCAAGAATTAGGAGCATTTTCCACCCTTACTGGAAATTCCATCAACGAAACTATAAAAGTGGCTATCGATGATTTTCTAAAAAACAAAGAAAAGAAACATATAGTTCAAAAGCACGTATATATTATTGGAAATAGAGATCACTGGTCTATGAATACCGATGTCGAACATCAAGTTTTAAATTGCAATCAACAGGGAGACCATTATGAGATTGCTCTCTTACATTCGGGGGCCTCGAATCAAGTCGCTTAGGTTTGATCTTAACGAATTAGAGGATAAAGAAAACCGAAAGTTCAAAGTAAATATTACATGTGATCTAAAACATCAACCGGCAGAAAAGAATAAGTCTCTTTGCGTTTCATTTCAAATAGACCTTGATGGAGATGATTCTATATTTTCAATGGAACTATTGACTGAAACAATATTTAGAATTAATGGGAAACATTCAGAGAAAGCTATCAATGAAGCGGCATATAAAGAGGCTGGTCCAATTATATACGCTGCAGTATCTGAGATAATTGCTGAAATTACTATGAAATCACGTCAGCATCCACTATATCTGCCCCCCTTGGATTTCGATGATTTTTTCGAAATCGAAGAGGCCCAAAAAAAATTAAAAAAAACTGCTGACAATTCAGAGTGAACTGCGCCGTCTACATCCGCAAATCCCGTGAAGACAAATCCAAACCCGCGCACCGTTTAACGGTGCAGCGGGAGCAGCTACCCGCCTACGCTCAATCACAGGGCTGGTCACCAGTCATCTATGATGATGGCTATGCCAGTGCCGCCAGGGGCAAAGCTGAAGATCTTCAGCAACGCAACCGGCTGGAAGATGATGTCCGATCGGGGAAAATCAATGTCATTCTGACCATTGAACTGTCCCGTCTATCCCGCGACGATTCCATGCAGGACTACACCAGCTGGCTACATCTCTGCAGCCAATACGGTGTCAAACTGGCCACCATGACCAGGACACTGGATCCGTCTCAACATAGCGACTGGATGTTGCTGCTCATGGAAGGTGGTTTCAGCAGTGTGGAAATGAAAGTCCTGCAGCAGCGCATGGCCGAGGGGCAGCGCGAAGCCATCAAACAGGGTCGCTACATCTGGGGCCGACCGCCTATTCCTTATGTCATTGACCGGGCCAGCAAAGAAATCATTATCGACCCAGAACAGCACAAAGAAGTCGAAATGGTCCTGGCCATGGCCGAAACAATGAGCGTGCACCGCATCGCCCAGGAGACCGACCTGCCCGTCATCAAGATCCGCCGCATGATCGAAGATGACCGCCTGCTGTTCTACCAAGGCAAAAAGCACGATCCGGAAACCGGCGAGCTGATCAACGGCCAATGGCCGGCAATCATCAATGCCGAACGGGCGGCCACCATCAAGAGCGCCCGGCGCACCCGCAAACCTTACGGGAAAAACCGGGAAGCTGGCGGACTGCTCAGCAACCTGGAAGGAATCCTCCAGTGTGGCTATTGCGGCCGCACCGCCAAAGCCTGGCGCAATAGCCGCCGGAAAAAAGACGGAACTCGAAACGACTACTACGGTTGCGGCCATAGTTGCGATAAAAGCCGCATGGTTCAGCAGCAGATCATCGATCAAAAGGTGATCACCAACCTGCAGAATACCCTGGACAATATCGACAAGTTAAAACAAGCGTTCCTGGAACAACGAAACGCCGCCGGCAGTGCGACTGATCAGCTGAAGGACATTGCCCGCAAAGAAAAGGAACTAACCGAAAAGAAAACCCGCCTTGTCATGGCCATCACCGAAGGTGTGATCAGCTTTGCCGACGCCAAAGACACCCGGCAAAAGATCGATAAAGACCTTGATGAACTGACCCTTGAACGGCAAAAAATCATCACCAGCCAACAGCCGGAACCAGACTGGAAAGCGCTACAGATCACCGCCGAAGAATGGCAGGTCATGACAAACAAAGAACGGCGAAAACACATCCTCAACAACATCCGTTCCATCCGGATATTTCACAGTTACATCCTGCTTGAGTATGCCTATCCACGTGATTTATCAGGAAAAGAAACAGCCAGGATCCACCTACCCGAACCAGAGAGAGAAAGCAAAAAGAGGAAGGCCGCTACAAACAATAACCTATTGAAATTATAGATGTTTCAACGAAAACAAGAAACCCCGATTTTTATCCACGTAGCAATAAAAACAAAAAAAGCCAGCAACTTTAATCAGTTGCTGGCTTTATCATTTATCTTTAGCTCTTACGCTCTGCCAACTGAGCTAAGAG